CAGCCCTCGACGCGGGATCGGTGTCGCAATGGATGAAGGCCAACAGCGGCACGATGCTGAAGGCGATCGACGAGGCCGTGCGGCACGGCGCCGCGCTCGGGCTTCGGCGGCTGTCGGCGAGCTAGGGCCGTGGTCGGCGCGATCGGCGTTCATCTGCTGCCGGCGACGGGCGAGTTCACCTACGATACGATCGCCTATTCGGGCCAGCGCCTCGGCGCGGCGATGCAACCGATCAACGCCTACGCCGCGCCCGGCGGCTCGACCACCGACTATTCCCAGGCGATCGACCAATTGCAGGCCGAGCATCCCGAATGCACGACCGTGTCGCTGGTCTGCGCCTGGTTCGGCGACAACGAGGACGCCTCGGCCTGCCGGATCTATCCCTCGACGACCTATATCGGGGGAAGCTTCGAGCCGACCGCTGGCGGCGCCGATGCCTGGCGCTGCTCGGGGCTGACGCAAGCCTCCGCCGGCCTCATCCCGATCCCGACGATCGGCTCGAGCTTCGTCTACGGCGGCACGCCATCCGACCAATCCATCGTGCGCTGCATCCGCGACCTGAAATCGCGCGGCTTCAAGGTCGTGTTCTACCCGTTCATCCTAATGACCGCGGCCGGCTTTCCCTGGCGCGGCCGCATCACGTTCTCGCCCGATGTCTCGAGCGCCGCCAGCGCCGCCGTCGCCGCGTTCCTCGGCTCGGCGACGCCCTCGATGTTCACGCCGGATCCCGTCAACCTCACCGTCGCCTATTCCGGTTCCCCCACCGACTATACGTTCCGGCGCATGATCCTGCATTATGCGTGGCTCTGCACGATCGCCGGCGGCGTCAACCTCTTCCTGATCGGCTCGGAGCTTCGCGGCCTCGAGACGATCCGCGGCCCCGCCTGGACGCCGGCGGGGGCGACCGACGGCGCGGGCCGCGCGATCTGGGATTATCCCTTCGTCGCCGGGCTCGCTCAGCTCGCCGCCGACGTGCGCGGGATTCTCGATAGCCGGGGACTGACGAAAAACCTCGCGACGCTGAGCAATCTCGTCGCCTATACGGCGGACTGGTCGAGCTGGATGGGCTGGCAGCATCCGGGCGCGAACGGGCAATGGCCGCATCTCGACGCGCTGTGGGCGTCGCCCGACATCGATCTCGTCTCGTTCGACAATTACCTCCCGCTCTCCGACTGGACCACCGGCGAGAGCGGCGTCGACGTTCTCGAATGGCTCAACCCCGCGCCCTCAGGCGCCTGGCCGCCCTCATCCCAGGCGATGAGCGGCCTCGGCCTCTCCGGGCCGCCAACGATCCATTCGCTGCCCTATCTGAAGGCCAACATAGAGGGCGGCCAATATTTCAACTGGTTCTACGTCGACGGAAACAACGACGGCCCCGGCCTCGATCCCAACGGCTCCGACCTTGTGGTCTCGCGCCCCGAGGGCGATCGCCTCGCCCAGTCGCGCAACGCCTATTCGGCCGATCAGCAGATCCTCGCCAACAAGCAATTGCGCTGGTGGTGGAACAACCCGCATCAGGCGGTCTATGCCGACGCCTCGGGCGCCTGGGTCCGCCAAGGCCCGCAAACCGAATGGGCGGCGAATTCGAAGCCGATCGCCTTCGTCGAATACGGCTTCCCGGCCTGCGACAAGGGAACCAACCAGCCCAACGTGTTCTACGATCCAAAGTCGGTCGAGAGCTTCACGCCCTATTGGTCGATCTGGAACCCCATCCCCGGCGGCGGCTATGCGCCGCAGCGCGACGACACGCTGGCTGCGCTCGCTTTGCAGGCCATCTATGAATATTGGCTGAGCGGCGCGAACAACGAGAGCGTCGCGGGCGTCGCGATGCTGGAGCCGGCGTTCTGCTGCGTCTGGAACTGGGACGCGCGCCCGTTCCCGACCTTCCCGCTGCGCTCCGACGTCTGGGGCGACGCCGGCAACTGGCCGACCGGCGACTGGCAGGGCGGTCGCGGCCCCTCGCTGCCCCCGGTCGCTCCCTCGCCCGACCCTTCGCCGGGGTCCTTCGCGACCTTCCCCGCGCTGGCGACGCTCGGCTGGTCGATCCACGTCAGGCCGCGTTTTGCGACGGATCTGGCGAGCCACGTCTCCGGCCGCGAGACCCGCCGCCCGCGCTTCGCGCAGGCCTTTTACGACATCGAGCTCACCTACGACCTGCTGCGCGCCGACGCCGCCGATCTCGAGTTGCAGGCCATCGCCGGCTTCTTTGCTGAGATGGGCGGCAAGGCGACGCCGTTCTGGCTCGCGCCGCCTGGGCTTTCCAACGTTTCGGGCCAAGTTCTCGGCGTCGGCGACGGGACGACGACGAATTTTCCGCTGTTGCTGGCGATCGGGGGCTATCTCGACCCGGCGCGGGGAACGTCAGGAGTCGGCGCGGTCTATCGCAACGGCGTCGCGGTCGCGCCGGCGAATTGGTCGGTCACCTCGGGCTACGCGCCCGAAATCGTCTTCGCAACGCCGCCGGCCTCGGGCGTCGCCATCTCGGCCGACTATGGCGCGCTGTGGCTGTGCCGATTTTCGGAAGACGTCGCCGACCTCGAGAACTTCATGGCGCTGCTGTGGGCGTTCCGGAGCGTGAAACTGCAAACCGCGCGGCCGTAAGGCGCGCCAGACTCTCCAACTGAAAAAGGCCTCCCATGTCCGTCGTCATGCAAGCCCCCTCGGGGGTCGGCAGCGTTACAATCTCGGCCTCCGGCACGACCTATACGCCCAACTCCGCGAGCCAGATCAACGCGCAGAATTCCGACGTGCCGGCGCTGCTGGCGCTGGGATTCAGCGCCGTCAGCGGCCCCGCGCAGTTCCTCGCCAATTTCCGCAACCTGCTCGACGGCGGCGACTTCACGCTCAATCCGTTCCAACGCAACATCGCCGGGCTCGCCTCGGGCGGCGTGATCGCGAGCGCGATTTCCAACACGCCGACCTATTTCGCCGATCGATGGTTCGCGGTCGGCGGCGCCTCGTCCTCGATCCTGATGGCGCAAGTCGCGGACACGTCGGTGCAGGGCTTCTCGCAATCGCTCAAGCTTTCGCGCTCGCCGAGCAACGCCAACGCGGCGGCGATCAATTTCGGGCAGGTGCTGGAAAGCGCCGATTCGATCCGCGCGCAGGGCCAGCAGGTCACGCTTTCGTTCTGGGCCAAGCAGGGCGCCAATTATTCCGGCGGCGCGCTCTCGGCCTCGGTCATTTCGGGCGGCGGGACGAACCAGTCGGCCGCCAACATGGTTGCCGCCGCGTGGACGAGCCAGGCCTCCGCGGTGACCGGCAGCGCGACCCTCTCGACCTCGATGACGCGCTATTCCTTCACCGGCAACATCCCGGCGGCCGCCACGCAACTCGGCGTGCTCTTGTCCTGGACGCCGAGCGGCACGGCGGGGAGCGACGATTCGATCACGGTGAACGGCCTGCAGCTCGAGATCGGCGCCATGTCGGCGTTTGAGCATCGCGACGTCGAGGTCGAGCTCAGCCTCGCCCAGCGCTATTGCGCAGTCTTTCCCGAGCCTGCGAGCGGCGTGGTGGTCTCCGGAGCTGGCATGGTCGACGGCGCGAACACGCAGCAGGTGACAATTCCGCTGCCGACGACGACGTGGAAGGCGCCGACCGTCGCCGTCTCGGCTGGCTCGTTCAAGTTCAATATCGCGGGAACCCCGACCGCGGTCGGCGCGGGCTTCGCGGCGGGATCGACCCACACGCCGACCATGGCGACAATCGTCGGCGCGGTCACCGCGACCGCCGGCCAGGCGACCGCCCTGCAAGGGGGCGGCGGCTCGGGATACATCCTCGCCAGCGCCGATTTCTGAACGATGGCGCCGCCCCCCTTTCCCCAGCTCGCCGGCCAGGGCTGGAGCGTCCACAAGAAGCCGGTGTTCTCGACGCTGGTGGCGAGCCACGTTTCGGGGCGCGAGGTGCGCGACGCGCTCTATCAGAACCCGATCTGGGAATTCGAACTGGTGTTCGACGGCCTCGATTCCTCCGCCGCGGGCTATCCCGGCCTCGGCGCCTATTCGCTGCAGAGCCTGATGGGCCTCTTCCTGCAATGCCAGGGCCGGCTCGGGACGTTCCTCTATGCCGACCCGACCGACAATTCGGTGACTCAGCAGCGAATAGGGATCGGCGACGGGACGACGACGTCCTTCACCCTGACGCGCACGCTCGGCGGGTTCACCGAGCCGTTGTCCTGGGTCACCGGCGTCACGCCCTATCTCAACGGCGTGTTGCAGACGAGCGGCTTCCAGCTCAATGCGCCCAATGTCCTGACCTTCGCTTCGCCGCCGGGGTCGGGCGCCGACATCAAAGCCTCGTGTTCCTACGCCTTCCAGTGCCGCTTCGATGACGACGCGGCCGACTTCGAGCAGTTCATGCAGAATCTCTGGAAGGTCGACAGCCTCAAGTTCCGCTCGGTGAGGGCGCAATGAAAACGGCGAGCGGCGCCGTCGTCGCAGCCCTCAACGCCGCGCGCGCCGCGCCCGACGCGATCCTCGCCTTCGCCGAATGCTTCACCATCACGTTGGCGACGGGAGAAGTCCTCACCTGGACCAACGTAGATCTGCCGGTCGCCTACAACGGCGCGATCTTCTCGGCGAGCGGGCCGCTGGTGCAGGGCCTCAAATACAAGGCCAGCGTCGGCCTCGAGGTCGACAAGCAGCAGATCACCATCGCCGCGCGGCCGACGGACCTGATCAATGGCTCGCCGGCGCTCAACGCGATCCGCGAGGGCGCCTTCGACGGCGCGACCGTGCAGCGCGACCGCGTGTTCCTGACCGCCATCGGCGGCGAGGTGATCGGCGGCGTGACGCTGTTCCATGGCCGCGTCTCGACAATCGACGCGGTCGGGCGCACCAGCGCGACGCTCACGGTGGCGTCCGATCTCGTCATTCTCGACTACGACATGCCGCGCAATCTCTATTCGCCGACCTGCGTGCATACACTCTACGATTCGGGCTGCGGCGTGGTGCGGGGAACCTATTCGGTCAACGGGACGGTCGGCCCCGGCTCCAGCGCCAACGTGCTCACCTTCTCGGGCGCGGCGGCCGGCCACGCCCAGGGTTCGCTCGTCATCACGTCGGGCGTCAACGCCAACGTCACGGCGACGGTCAAGAGCGTCAACGCAGGCGTCTCGGTGACGCTGATGTATCCGCTGCCCTCGCTGCCCGCGATCGGCGACGCCTTCACGGTCGCCTTCGGCTGCGACCACACGCTGGCGACCTGCGGCTCGCGCTTTTCGAACACGGCGAACTTTCGGGGTTTCCCGTTCGTGCCGCCGCCGCAGATTGCTTATTGAGAGGTCGCCATGCCGCCCGCTTTGGCCTCGCGCCACCGTCATGCCCGGCCTTGTGCCGGGCATCCACGCGGCGCCGCGCCGCCGGCGACACCGGGGTGAGCACGGCCGGCCCAACCGCCGCTACGCGCCTCACGCGCCGCGCCGTCGACCTCATGGTGGAACAAGATCGAGCGCGTCAGGGCTGTCAAGGGCGCGGCTTCGCCGCGCGGCCGCAGGCCGGCTTCGCCCCTTGACAGCC